CCGCCGCATCTGCTCATGCTCTTGGATCGCTCGACGTTCAATAACGTGGTCGAATCGAACCGCAGCTTTGCGACGACGTGCATCCGGCCCTGGGCGATCCGATGGGAACAAGCAATACGCAAATCCATCCTTGAACGCTTTACCGAGGACGGCACGTTCGTGGAGTTCAACATGGACGCATTGCTCCGGCCTGACACGAAAGCCCGAGCAGAAGCGAATCAGATTATGCTCCAGAACGGAGCTTTGAGCATTGATGAATGGCGAGCGAAAGAGCGACTGAATCCGCTGGGCGACCGAGCCGGCGAGGTTCACTGGATGCCGCTTAATATCGCACCTGTATCGGTAGCCGAAGCTGGTCCCGATGATGATGGCGATGATGGTGCCAGGACGCTCAGAAACGAGCTGAGAAGCCGAGGGATAGAGGTGTCCGATGATATGGGCGTTCTCGCACTTCGCAGCCTGTCAGCGCGAAAACGGATTGCGGATGCTACGCGGCCGCTGATCAAGAAAGCAGCCGATCGATTGCTCAAAAGAGAAGTGAAAACCGTACTCCGCATAATCAAACGCCAGCTCAGGGCCGAGCGCGGCAGCGACGGTCTGTTTCAAGAGCTGGAAGCGTTCTATCACGGTGAGTTCACCGAGGTGATCGCCGAGATGCTGCTCCCGGTTATACGAAGCTATGCGACGCAGATCTATGCTCAGGCCGCGATCGAGATCGGCTATCCTCCGGACTTTACCGACGAGCTGGAGGAATTCGTGGAGGACTACGTGGGTGCGGTGAGTCGCCATCACGCGATGAACTCGCGCCAGCAGCTTCAGTCGATTATCAGCGGAAGTGATTTCAACGAGATGTTGGAAGCACTCGAAGTGCGCCTCCAGGAGTGGCTCGACAATCGCGCAGAGAAAATGAGCCGACGTCAGACGACCGAAGGCAATGGCGCTTTTGCTAAGTATGCTTATATCGCTGGGGGAATTGTTACGCTCAGATGGGTCACGACCGGAGCTGACACGTGCCCATTCTGCAAGAAGCTGTCGGGCGCGATCGTCGAATCGAAATCGAACTTCGTGAACGCCGGCCAGACCGTGCAATCGGACGCTGGCGATCTCGTACCCAGACGCAACATCGGGCACCCGCCGCTACACGGCGGCTGCGATTGTTTCATCTCACCGAGCTTATAAACCGGAGACGACATGGAATCCATAGAACGCAGGGACTACAACCTCGAAGGTCTCGAAGTGAGGGAAGCCGAAGACGGCGGCCAGACGATTCGGGGGCTGGCTGTTCCGTTCAACAGAGTGAGCGGCGACCTCGGAGGATTCACCGAATCGATCGATCCCGGCGCCGTCACGCGAAGCCTCGAGACGAGCGATGTCGTCATGCTATGGCAGCACGATTCCGCTCAGCCGATCACGCGACAATCGACCGGCCTCAAGCTGGAAGTACGCAAGTCTGGCGTATGGTTCGAAGCCCAAAGCTCTGATTTCACCGAGCGCCAGGTCGACTTGATGGAGAGGGGAGTCGTCAAGCAGATGAGCTTTGGGTTCCTGACTGTGGCCGATGAGTGGTCTCAAGACAAGAAACCGATTCGCAGGACGCTGCTCGACATCGATCTGCGCGAGATCAGTCCAGTCACGTGGCCGGCATACAACGCAACGAGCGTTGCGGTGCGTTCGGCGCATGACGCCGGCATCCAGCTCAGGGTCGTACCGGACAACATCTCGACCGAGATCGACGAAGATCGCAGAACCGAATGGGCGCGGCCTACGTTGTCAGAGTTCACCGACGAGCTGTGGGGCGACCTGAGCGATGAGGAACGCGACTCCATTGCCGGTCACTTTACCTGGGCACCGGAAATGCCTCCAGAAAGCTTCAGCTCGCTTTCTCTACCGCATCATAGGGCGAGTGATGGCAAGGTGGTCTGGAGGGGCCTGACGGCCGCTGCGGCGCGATTAGATCAGACCGATGTGCCGGATTCGGCGCTGTCGGCGATACGGGCGCACCTGGGCGCACATTATGAAGCGTTCGGTGAGACGCCGCCGTGGGATCGAAGCGACAGCACCGACGACGTAAGACGCGAACGGCTGCGGCTGGTGACAGTTGACTTGAGCTAACGCGATGCAGTAAAATGAACGCCGAACAGTAAATGGAAGCGCGTCGGGTCCAGACGGGACATAACTGACGCGACTTCATTGACAGCGCGATACGCAAGCTCGGTCGCGGCTGCCTCATTAGGGACCACAGTTACCAACGTGGGCCAGAGGCAGCGCCCCTGGTTCACCTGACCAGAGGGCACACATGGACACTCGCCAAAAGGCGCGGGAACTCAAAGCCGGATGTGAAGGGCTTTTGAGTGCCGCAGAGGCAGAGGGTCGGTCATTGTCAGCCGAAGAACAGAGTCAATACGACTCGAAGTTCTCCGAGCTGGAGCAATGCCTGGCTACCATCAAGCGAGCCGACGAGCTTGCTGTCGTGGCCGCAGGATTAGCTGAGCCATCGACACCGCCGGTTGAGCCGGCAATCGCTCCCGAGAACCGGGAAAACGACGAAGTTGAGGTGCGCGTCGTTAAGGATCGGGCCGTAGAACGTGGCTTCGATTCCATAGGCGAGCAGCTCCAGGCCATCGCTCACGCAAGCCATCCGGAATCGCGTTTTGAGAACGTAGACAAGCGCCTCCACTGGTTGCAGGAACGCGGTGGAAATCCTGAGAACGAGACCCGACAGTCAGGCGCGAACGAAGCTGTAGCGTCCGAGGGTGGCTATCTCGTGCAGAAGGACTTCAACGACACGATCCTAGAAAAAACTTACGCGATCGGTGAGATCGCTTCACGTGTTACGCGCCAGGCCATCGGGCCGAACGCGAACGGTCTGACCTACAACTCGATCGACGAGTCCAGCAGAGCAAACGGCTCACGCTGGGGCGGCGTTCGGGCGTACTGGACAGCAGAAGCCGCTGCACTGACAGGATCGCAGCCGACGTTTGCTCAACAGACTCTGACCCTCAACAAGCTCACGGCGCTGTTTTATGCGACCGAAGAGCTTTTGATGGATCAGACTGCGCTGGCAGGATTGGTAGAGCGCATCGTTCCGCAGGAAATCGCGTTCAAAGTTGAAGACGCGATCCTCGACGGTACAGGCTCAGGGCAGCCGCTCGGGATCTCGAACTCGGCCGCGAATGTTACAGTCGCGAAAGAGAGCGGACAGACCGCCACTACGATCGTCGCGGCCAACGTCGAGAAGATGTGGCAGCGTTGCTACGGATCATCACGATCGACGGCAGTGTGGCTCATCAACCAGGACTGCGAACAGCAGCTCATGGCAATGGCCGACGCGAACAACAACGCGATTTATCTGCCGCCACTAGGACTGTCGGACACGCCGTTCAGCCGAATTATGAACAGGCCGGTACTGACGTCCGAATATTGTGCCACACTTGGTACAGTAGGCGACATACGGCTCGTAGATCTCAGCCAGTACCTCTTGATCGATAAGGGCGCTGTACGCGGAGATTCTTCGATGCACGTGCGCTTCTTATACGACGAACGGGCCTTCCGCTGGATGTATAGGGTGGATGGACAGCCGATGTGGAACTCGGCACTGACGCCGTTCAACGGCACTAATACACTTTCGCCATTCATCGACCTCGCAACCAGGAGCTAGAGACCAATGGCAGCACAAGGATTTAGCATCGGCGAGGGCCAAGGCCATTTCGTGCTTGGCGTGGCGCCAGTCGATATCGACGCTGGAGCGCAGACATCGGATGCGTTCAAAATGACCAACTACTCCCACGCGACGATCATCATCGCGCTTGGAGTTACGGGTGCAGCTTCGACCGTAACGGTCAAAGAGAACACCGACGCCAGTGGTAGTGGCGCGACAGCGATCGCTTTCGCGTACTACTCAGAAACCACAGCCGCAGGGGACACCACTTCCTCCAGAACAGCGGCGACTTCGAGTGGCTTCGCGACGTCGACGAACGACGGCGTGTTCTACATCATCGAGCTGAATGCTGAAGATCTCAGCGACGGCTCGGAGTGGGTCACGGTTCATATGTCAGACCCAGGTGCAGCGACCTTCGCATCGATCGGAGTGATCCTATCGGGCGCGAGATACGCCGAAGTTGAAGCACCGACAGCCATAGCGTAAGGCTGAAGAAGTGACGGCGAGGGGGCTTCGGCCCCCTCGCCAGACTTCCGACTAAACTGGAGACGATATTGTGGGCATAGCCATAAGACGGCTGGACGGCGAACTCGCCGGCCGAGTCTACATTGAGCGCGACGACTTGGCCGAGGCGATGATCGACACCGGCCAGGCCGAGCGAGCGACGTTCGGCGACCATGAGGTTGCCGCTGCTGCTCCGCATGAGACACCGGAGTCGACGAAGCCGGTCGGCAAGATGTCGAGAACCGAGCTGGAAGCTGAACTCGAACAACGCGGAATCACTGTCGAAGAAGGCAGCGGGAAGGGCGGCTCGATTCTGAAGAAGGATCTTGTCAGTGCATTAAGCTGATGAACCAGACGCCGTGGAATAGAATCGTTAAGACGACTGCGGCGGTCTCCGAGCCTGTAAGCCTCGGCCGGGTCAAGCGGTCGCTGGGTCTCGATAACGTGATCGACTACGATACAACGCTCCAGGAGCTGATCGCATCAGCGTCCCAAGCTGTGAGCAACGACCTCGGTCGTGCGCTCACGACGACCACGTATACGCTGTACCTACAACGCTGGCCTGGACGCATCATAGAGCTTCCGTATCCGCCGTTGATCGCGGTGGATTCGATCAAGTATTACGCGGACTCGGATTCGACACTGACCACGTACTCAAGCTCAAACTACACAGTGGCCACTGGTGGCGAGCCAGGGCTGATCGCGCTCAACGAATCGAAAGATTGGCCGGATCTCATGGATCGCGGCGTGAACCCGATCGAGATTCAGTTCCAGGCCGGCTACGGAGCAGACACCGACGACGTGCCGCCAGCGATTCAAGCTGCGGTTACGATGACGGCAGCGATGTGGTTCGAACAGCCTTTGCCAGTGGTCGTAGGTACTACGGCAGCCGAGCTGCCATTGAGCGTCAGCAGATTGATCAACTCCGAACGCTTTGAGCGTTACTGATGCCGGCCGCTGCTTCACGTCTGCGAACGAAGCTGATGTTTCAGTACGACGAGCGCACTAAGGATACCGACGGCTACGAAACAGCTTCGTGGGTAGATAAAGGCGAACGTATGTGCCAGGTCACGCCGGTGCAGGGTCGCGAATACTGGGACGCTCACGCGGTGCTGGGCAGCCAGCCGGTGAGGGTGCGCTGCCATTACGATGCAATCATCAAGGACGTCGAACCCGACCGCTGGAGAATCAAGAACGGATCGGTGATCTACTCGATCGTCAGTATGGTGAACGTCGACCTCGGCAACCGCTGGCTTGAGTACTTATGCACGACGGGTACAGGGGTTCTGGACTGATGCCTAAGATCGAACTCGGTGGCGTCAACATAAAGATCGACGGCGACGAGGAGCTGATGCGTAAGTTTAAGCAGCTCGGTCGCGGACTCAGACCATCACTCATCGAAGGCTGTCTGTTCTCCGGAGCGAACATCATCCGCGACGAAGCTCGGAGCCGCGCACCGCGCAGAACCGGAGCGCTACAGCAAGCGATCATATCGAAACGAATGCCGATGAAGTTCGGGATTCCCGAGGTTGCGGTGTCGTGGCGTAAGGGTACGGCGAGCCGCTCGACGGCGTTCTACGGCATCATGGTCGAGAAGGGCACGAAGGAACGGGTCAGGAAAGACGGCGGCCGCACAGGCAAAGCACCAGACCAGGCGTTTCTTATTCCCGCCTACGACGCAAAGAAAGAACAAGCGTATCGAGCAATCAAGCAGAAGCTGTCCGACGCGATCGTGACGAAGGTAAGACGCCTTGGCTGACCAGATCGAAGACGTCATCTACTCGCGCCTCCAGGCCACGTCGGGTGTTACCGATCTGGTCTCGACTCGCGTGTACCCGATCCGGAGGCCGGCAGATGCTTCGCTGCCGCTCGTGGTATATGAGCGCCTGAGCGAAGTGACGCCGCTGGCTATGGTGCAAGACCCAGGCAACGTGACCGCGAGGTTCCGGTTCAGTTGTCAGGCCGACACGCCAGAAAACGCTCGGGCTTTAGCAGCTCAAATCAAATCAGCCATAGGCTACTACGCCGACAGCACTACGACTCCAGTGGTCGACGGCGCGTGGCCGGACGGCAGTTTCGAGGATTTCGAGATGGGCGCCGATCTGTTCGAAGTGACCAAAGACTTTCAAGTGGCTTACAGGGAGTAGACGAATGGCGACTTTTGTTCAGACGAACGTGGGATTGTACTGGGGCGGCTACTCCATTGCCTCGACCTTCAACGCGATCGGTCTCAATCTGAGTAACAGCTTGCAAGACGACACGGTTTACGGAGACACGTTCCAATCGAATGCGGCGGGCCTGTCGTCTGTTTCCTTGGAAGGGGAAGGCTATTGGGATAGCACGAACGACAGCATACTTCACAGCTCTATTTCGGTAGACGCTGCTGAGACTGTTGTGACCGTTACTCCGGTAGACCAGGCGGCGGGTTCGCCAAGTCTAAGCACCGCACTCACGACGTCGGAGTACAGCCCTGTAGCAAACGGCACGGTCGGCGAAATGATGGGCTACCGAGTGACCGGCGAAGGGCGCGGCAGCAAGCTCGTCCACGGCGAGATCGTCGTGATCCCGGCGACATATACTTCATCGTCAGAGTCGGCGACCAACGCCAGCATCGGAGCAGTCAGCGCCACGCAGTCGATATACAGCACACTCCACGTCACGGCTGCGAGCGGAACGCTCAATGTCATCGTCGAAAGCGCACCGTCGAACTGGTCGAGTGAGAGTACACGCATTACGCACACCGCATTCACGGGCATCGGTGCCGAGCAGAAGTCGGCAGCCGGTGCGATCACCGACGCCTACTGGCGGGTGAAATACACCGTCTCAGGTGGGGGTTCTTTCGATTTCATCGTTTCACTGGCGGTATTCTAGGAGAACATTATGGCAACATTTGTACTGTACGACGCCAGCGTTTCGGTGGCTGGCACTGATCTCAGCGATCACGTTC